TTTGAGCAACAGACTAAAATGGGTTTTCATCGTGCTTTTCGAGAAGAAGAAAAGCAGTCACATGTCTACCTTTTAGCTCATGAGATTATCAGCAGGTCAGGTGAAACTGTAAAGCCTTTCGGGATGGAGTTTATCGAGACACTTAAGAGTGTCGAGGTTCTAGACTCTGACCCTTTAGCATAAAGCGAGATCTGCCATTCACCTACCTAATAGCTCGTCTTAGTATTAGGTTGCAGATCCCGCCACAGTATTTGTTAGATCTAGATAAGACCATGCTCGAAGCATTAGTGCAAGGGCTCAAAGACGAAGCGAAGGAGACCAGCGATGCCAGTAGAGTTCGCAGGAGTAAATAACCTTCGCAAGGCTCTTAAAGAGTTTGCTCCAGATTTAGACAAAGCTCTGAAGAAGGAATTGGCAGGATTGGCGAAGCCTGTAGTTAATAAGGCTAGAGGCTACGCCCCTGCTGTTGCACCTTTAAGCAACTGGGGTCGTGAGGGTGGTCGCTTTCCTAATTACAACGGCGCAGCGGTTAAAGCTGGTATTAGTTTTAGTACAGCCAAGTCTAAGAAAAACAATCGTGGCTTTTCATCAAGCGTTCGCATTGTCAATAGAACAGCAGCAGGTGCTATCTATGAAACAGCAGGGCGCAAGAATCCATTCGGTCAGCCTTGGGTAGGTCCTAAAGGTCCAGCAGGTAAAAAGTATTCTCACTCTATTAACAAGTATGCAGGGCGTGATTTCATTGCTGCCATGGGTGGCGAGATGAAGGGTAAGGGTCAAGACAAAGGTCGCCTGATCTATCGTGCTTGGGAAGAAGATCAAGGCAAAACTCAGGATGCCATGATCAAGGCAGTCCTTAGAGCAGATGCAGAGTTCCAGAAGAAAACTGGTGGCTTGGTTTCAACTGGCGTTAGGAAGGTTGCATAATGGCTCAGTCCAACATTGACATTAAGATTATTGCCGAGTTCTTAGGCAAGAACGCATTTAAGCAAGCAGACACAGCAGCAACTAAACTTAATAAGACAGTCAAGTCTTTAGGTCAATCTTTCGGCTTAGCCTTTGGCGGAGCTGCTTTAGGTTATGCAGTCAAGTCCACAATCCGAGATTTTGCAGATGCACAGCGCGAGACTCAGCAACTTACTAACACAGTTAAAAATCTAGGGTTAGCCTTTGCTGCTCCACAAGTTGAAGCCTATGTTGAAAAGATCGGCAAACTCTACGGAGTAACAGGCGAGCAAGCAGTTCCAGCGATGCAGGCACTTTTAACTGCCACTGGCTCAGTATCTCGTTCAACTGCGATCATGAATGTTGCACTTGACTTAGCGGCAAGTCGCACAGCCGATGTCAAGGATGTCGCACAGGATCTCGCTAATGCTTATGTTGGCAACACAAAGGGATTAAAGCAGTATCGTCTCGGTTTAACTAATGCAGAACTAGCAGCATCAACTTTTGATGAGATCTTAGAAAAGATTGGTTCACAGACTTTAGGCGCAGCAGATGAGGCAGCAAAGACTCTAAGCGGTCAATTAGCCATTCTTGCCGAAGTTAGCAACCAAGCTAAAGAACGCATTGGCGGCGGATTATTTGAGGCTTTAGGTGGTATTGCTGGTTCTAATGGAGCGGGTGGCGCAGCTAAAAACATTGAAAATCTTTCAATCAAACTTACTAACGCAATTACTGGCTTTGGTTATTTAGTACAGGAAATCAAAATTGCTCAGCCTATCTTGGTTGCAGCAGGTATTGCCGTTGGTCTTGCATGGGCTCCATGGTTCACAGCAATTGGAGTTGCAGCCTTAGCCATTGGTGCTATCGGTAATGCGATGAAGAAGAACACTCCACAGATTGCAGTTAATACAGGGAAACTATTCTTTCCCGGGGCTGGAGATGGTGGTTATGCAGAACGCCTAAAAGCAGAGGCTAAGGCAGAGAAAGAAGCACTTGCTCGCGCTAAGGCACTTGCTAAGTTAGTTAAGGATCAAGCGGCTAATCAAGCCAAGATACTCAAAGATAAGCGACTAGCAGCAGTAATCGACAAGGCTAATCTTGCGCTCAACAAGGGTTCAGATGTTTTTGACCTCGACAAAATCCAGATCGCCGCAGCTCTCACCTCTCAGGCTGAGCAGTTAGGCAAGGCAACCTCATCGGCTCAATTGCTACAGATTGCCAATGACACAGCACGCCTTAATGTCAAGAAGTCGATTCTTGCCCTAGAAGATGCCATTGCCGCTAAGGATGAAGCAGCCATCATCGCTGCAACGGCTAAACTCAATGCAGATCTCAAAGTTCTTGGCACACTTGGTATGCAGAATGTCAAGCTTCAAGACATTAAATCAATCCTTGAAAGCCTAAAGCCTAAAGATCTTATCAACATTGCTAATCTTGAAAACGCCCTTCGCCTTCTTCGTGAGATCAATCTTGCTTCTACTGGATCAACTAAGATTCCAACAAGCGCATCTTTAGGCTCTGGAATCCCAGCAGGGGATTACATTGCGCCTATCTCCACAGTCGGTGGCTCAATCGAAGCGATCCTAGAATACGCGGATGCAGCAGCAGCTCGCGCTAATGCCTTTGCAGACTTGCTAGACATGGAAAACGCATCGGCTTCAAGTCAGATGGCTTCTACACTTGATCTGGAAAGCATTGCTCGCTCATCTCTATTGCAGGGTCTAGCAGGTGGTGCAGGTGTATCAGGTGCAGTAAGCGGTTCACGCTATGCAGCACAGGCGGCTAATGCTTATAACATCACCATCCAGACAGGCATTGGAGATCCTAACGCCATCGCAGAGGCTATTGATAATGTTCTACGCGAAGCGCGAGACAGAGGAACATTAACAGCACTATGACATGGCTTCCAGAGTGGCGAGTTACAGTAGGTGATGATGTCTATACGACTGTCACCTCTGTTTCCTATGCCTCTGGTCGCCTAGACATTGACAGACAATGCACCGCAGGTTACTGCCGAGTAGAGATTATCAATACAGATAATTCACCTTTCACCATCAATGTTACAGAGCCAATCCTTTTAGAGCTAAAGAACTCATCTGGCACTTATGTCACAGTCTTTGGCGGAGAAGTATCAGACTTCAACATTGGAGTCAGAAGCCCAGAGGATTCAGGCTTTGTGACTACAGGCACAATTCTGGGCATTGGATCACTTGCCAGACTGACGAAGGCTATTTATAACACAGCACTCGCAGAAGGTTTAGATGGCGCACAGATTGCAGCCATTCTCGGTTCAGCCCTTAACCTTAACTGGAATCAAGTGACACCAACTGTCACATGGGATACCTACCCAGTAACTACCACATGGAATGAAGCAGAGTCCTATGTCGGTGAAATCGATTCAGGCTTTTACACGATGATTGCCCTTGCAGCTAGTGCTTCTGCTAAATCTCAGACTTTAGCCGATCAAATTGCTAACAGCGCACTTGGTCAGATTTACGAGGAAAAGGATGGAGATGTCTCTTATGCAGATGCAGACCACAGATCTAACCTGCTCGCAAGCAATGGCTATACTTTCCTCAATGGGGCTTATGCAACACCAAGCTCTATCACTTCAACAACTCAGACTGCTCGCATCCGTAACAGCCTTATCTATCGCTACGCCACAGGATACGGATCAACCTACAGCACCTCAGATTCCGACTCTATAGCCTCGTACGGACTCTTTGAGCGTTCCTTTGACTCTAACATTAAGAACCTTGCAGACATCACTGACATCGCCACTAGAGAGCTTAATTTAAGGCGTAGCCCTAGAGAGCAACTGGGTGTGATTACCTTCCGCCTAGATAATCCAGACATCGGCAATGCCATGCTTGACAGCCTTATCGGGATTTATTTTGGTCAGCCTGTCCTTATTAACAATCTTCCAAGTAACCTGCTCGGTGGAACTTTTGAGGGTTTTGTTGAGAATGTCGCACTTCGAGCAACACCTACTTTTGTGGACATTACTTTGTATGTCACAGCAACAGATCTATCCCTGAGCACGACTCAATGGGAAACAGTCATTCCTAGTTCATTAGCTTGGACAGGCGTAAATGGTACACTTATCTGGAACAACGCGACAGGAGCATTAACTTAATGGCAACGACCCCGAACTTTAACTGGAGCACTCCAGACAACACAGGATTGGTTAAGAATGGTGCTCTGGACATTCGCACACTTGGTAACTCTATCGATGCTTCGATGGCAGATCTCAAGGGTGGCACTACTGGTCAAGTCCTTTCAAAAGCAACTAACACAGACATGGATTTCACATGGGTTGCACAGGATGACTCTAATGCTATTCAGAACGCAATTGTGGATGCTAAGGGCGATCTGATCGCAGCTACAGCTAATGACACACCTGCTCGCCTAGCAGTCGGTGCAAATGGCACAGTGCTTACAGCTGATTCAGCAGAGGCAACAGGATTAAAGTGGGCAACTCCAGCAGGCGGTGCTAGCGGATTGACTTACATAACAGGCACATCATTCTCAGCAGTATCAAGCATAAGCCTTCCAAATAACACATTTACATCAACCTATACAAACTATCTAATTTCTTTAAGCATCATTTCTTGCAGCGCGAACAACGATTTTGGTGTTCGTGGTCGTACTAGCGGAACTGATTTAACGACAAATGTTTATGATTATGCGGTTGATGGTAGTAAGACTAATTCAGCGGCATACGCATTCGGTGGTGCATCTGCTGATCGCATGTATCATGGGGCAATGTCCACTGCCACGCCACTTCGTTATACTATGAATGTTTTCAGCCCACAAACAACAGACAACACTTACATCCGAGTTAGTGGCATTGGTACTGAAAGCAACATTGCCGCAACTGTGGCTTCAATGGGAATTGCGCGAACCGCAAACCAATTTGATTCTTTTACTTTCTTGCCTTCAACAGGAACTGTTACAGGTTTCTATCGTGTTTATGGAATTGCTAACAGCTAAGGAGTATGGACATGACAAAATTATTTAAGCAAGTAGGCGATGAAGTAATTGAATACACAGAAGCCGAGTATGCACAGGCTAAATTGGATGAAATTGCTGCAAAGCAATTTGCAGATAAAATTAAGGCAGATCAAGCGGCTAAAGATGCAGCTATCGCTAAACTTGCAGCACTTGGTTTAGATTTAGATGATCTAAAGGCACTCGGATTTTAAGTGAAGGCAAAGCTTTCTAAGGCTGCTATTCAATTACGAGAGCAGATAGATGACTCGTTCCCAGATCGTGACCGCACATCGGATGGTTGGATCGGTGATACCCGACACGCTGCTCGCAAGTCAGATCATAATCCAGATGCACAGGGCTGGGTTCGTGCCATTGATGTGGACAAAGATCTGCACAAAGGCGGAAAGCCAGATGTCATGGGAGATCTTGCTGATCAGCTTCGTACCTTATCCAAGTCCAAAGCAGACAAGCGTATTAGTTACATCATTTTTGATGGACGAATCTGCTCCAGCATCCTTAACTGGAAGTGGCGCAAATACACAGGGGCTAACAAACACACTAAGCACATGCATGTTAGCTTTAAGAAAGAAGCTGACAATGATGGTGCTTTTTTTCAAGTACCTATGTTAGGAGCATCTAATGGATAATCTATCAATCATCATTGCCGGAGCTTGTGGAGTCATTGCTATCCCTGTTCTACGCCAAGCGATTAAGTCTTACCGCGCTAAGAAGTCTGTTGCAGACATCGTGGTTGATTCGATTGAAGCTGCCATTGATCAGGTTGAGAAGAAGTGACACAGTCGGACTTCTTCACTTTCTACATTGCTAGTCTAGGTGTGTTCGGTGGTCTAGCAGGTTATGTCATCACGCATCTGCTCAATGAGATCAAAAGACTCAACACGCGAGTGGATGAGATCTATAACATCTTGCTTGACAGGTAGCATTGTGCTATGGCAAGAAAACCCACTAAGGCATTAGAGGATCAAGGCTATTCCAAGCTCGATGCTTACTGCATTGGCTTGCATGAGTATTGGAAGTCATTACGCAAGGCTGGATTTACTGAAGGCATTGCGCTATTTATGATCACAGATGTTCCCTCTTACCCTCGCTGGATCTTGCCAGACCCAATCGAACCAGAGAAGCTGGGCGATTACGAGGACGATGAGGATGACGATTAAGCGAATTGTCGTAGTTTCGGACTTACAAGTTCCATACCATGACAGGGTTGCAACTCGTAACCTTGCTTCATTTATCAAGAAGTTTAAGCCAGATCAGGTTGTCACCATTGGCGATGAGATTGACCTTCCACAGATCAGCAAGTGGGAAGAAGGGCGCATGGGCAGTTATGCCCAGACCCTAGATGATGATCGCAATGAGGCTGTTCAGCTACTCTGGGATCTAGGCGTTACAGATTGCATCCGTAGCAATCACACAGATCGCCTGTATAACATCATCATGGCTAAAGTTCCTGCCTTTGGTGCATTGCCAGAATTACGCTTTGAGAAGTTTATGAAGTTCGATGAACTAGGTATCACCTTTCATAAGAACCCAATGCCTATTGCACCCAACTGGATTGCAGTGCATGGAGATCACACACCAATTAAGCCACAAGGGGGCTTATCAGCCCTAGAGGCGGCTCGTAGGCATGGAAAGAATGTCATCTCAGGACATACTCACAGAGCAGGGCGTTCAGCCTTCTCAGAGGCTTCTGGGGGTCGGATAGGGCGTGTCCTGCATGGTGTTGAGGTAGGCAATCTCATGGACTTCAAGCAAGCTGCTTACACGAAGGGCGTAGCCAATTGGCAGCAAGCCTTTGCCATTATCTATGTGAACAAGAACAAGGTTCAGGTGGATCTCATTAACATAGAAAAGGATGGAACATTCATCGTGGCTGGAAAGTCGTACGGACGAGCCAGATAATCGTTATCATTTCGTTATCAGAATGTCCTTGATTCGTCTGACAGTTATGTCACACTAAGTCTGTAGCCAATCAAGGGCATTGGCACAGATAGGAAAGACAATGATCAAGTTCAATAGGATTAACGGATGGTCTTACAAGACATCTGACAATGCCTACATGATCAGCAATTGTGGTAATCGCACATGGTTCTCAGCTGAGATCGATGCAGAACTATCAGCCAAGCATGGCTTTGAGGTAGCAGTAGAGAACACCAAGATGTATCACACTACATTGGCAGAAGCCCAGAACTGGGTTCGCAGTTATAACTATGTGGCGGTGAGTGCATAATGGCAAACACAGACAAGCTGCTTCTGATCTGCATCTTTGGAATGATTGTAGGCTTTATTATAGTTATCATCGATGTGCAAAAGACAGCTTATAAAAAGGGCGTACGCGATGGCTATCATCGAGGTCGCAGTTACAAGGGGCAGGAATGAGAGCCAATGAGATCCTCTTATCCGCCACAGACACTATCCGCGAGCGTGGTTTATCGTATGGTCACCCTTCAGATAACCTGCAACACACCGCAATGCTGCTCAGTGCATACCTACAGACACCGATCCATGACTATCAAGTCGCAGGGATCATGGTACTTGTCAAGCTTGCAAGGACTAATCAATCAGCCCAGCACATCGACAACTGGGTCGATCTATGCAGCTATGGCGCACTCGCTGGACAACTAGCCACAGAGGAGAACGAGCTTTATGTTTAACCTAGCCGATTACGAGACAGTAGAGGTGAGACTTGAAAAGTTTATTAAGGACTATCCAGATTTCCGTATTGCAACAGAGTTGGAAGTGGTCGAGGCTGATCGATACATTGTTAAGGCTTATCTTTACAAAGGGATTGGCGCAACTGTCGCGTGGGCGACAGGGTACGCTGAGGAAAAGATTACTGACCGAGGCGTTAATGCGACTTCAGCTCTGGAGAATTGCGAGACTTCGGCAATCGGCAGAGCACTTGCAAATGCAGGTTATGCTTCTAAAGGAAAAAGACCAAGCCGCGAGGAAATGAGCAAGGTCGTAGCTTCTAAGCCAGTCAAGCCACCGGTGGCAGAAGTCAAGGCAGATGATCAGGATTACTGGACAACTCCAGTGGGTCAATACAATAAAGTAGTCGATGCTCCAGTCACCTTAGAAAAGGCTATGGAGAACATCGCAGCTGTAATGGGTACAGGCGAAGCACAGGAAGCACCATCATGCAAGCATGGACACATGGCGTGGCGCGAAGGTACAAAGAATAACAAGGCTTGGGGCGGTTACTTCTGCTCTGTAGTCAATCATCAAGGGGGCGAGCCTAAATGTCCTACAGTGTGGTATTCACTTTCATCCAGTGGCAAGTTTGAGCCACAGAAGGCATGGGCTTAACATGGGTTATGTAGAGATCTATAACATCGACAAAGATGGTGAGTGGACAAACCTAGAGGATGTTCCAATGATCACCACAATCAATTGTCAGCTGTGCAACGAGCCTACTCTGGCTCATGACATTATCATCCCAGCAATCATTGCAGATGGAGTCTTAACGGCAGGAACATGGCAGTGCAGGAAATGTCACGCAGTTAATGGCTAGTCAAGCAAGAAAACATAGAGGCTTCCGCACAGAGCGCGTAGTCGCACAGTACCTATCGACTGTGTGGAGTGGTGCAACTGTCGGAAGGGGTAGCGGTAAGGACATTGTCAATGTTCCCTTTGATGTTGAAGTCAAGGCACGATCAGGCTTTCAACCATTGGCTTACATAAAACAATTAAAAGCTCGCACAGCTCTTTCGGGGGAATTGGGCTTTGGAGTGATACGACTAAACGGACAGGGTGAAGATGCGCGTGAGTATGCCGCCATCATCCGCTTAGAGGATCTCTTACCGCTACTCCAATTAAAGTATGGTCACATTACTAGCGAACCCACAGAGGCAGACATTGACCGCTGCACAGGCTGTGGGTCTTACATGATACAGAGGTGCTTAACATGCCAGCCTATGACTACCGATGCAACCAGTGCAATCTCAGTTCGGAGATTACTCATGGATGGCACGATAGACCAGTGATTCCATGCACTTATTGCAATGAGCCGATGGTCAAGGTTATAGCAGCTGCACCTGCACACTTTAAGGGCAAGGGCTTCTACAGTACGGATAAATAGTTATCCACAGAAGTTATCCACAGGGTAACAGTAGGGAGACATTATGAAACGACACACCGCTCTGACCAGCACTTATGCTAATGGATTTGACACCGATGGTACGCTAACTCAGCAGAGCCTCTCAAAGGCTCACCGCGAGCCGCCTAAGCGGATCGCTCGCGGGGTGCTTGTAGCTATTGGGATAGCTCTTTGCTTCATGCCTGAAGCAGGGGGATCTAAACCAATGCGTTATGTAACTTATAAAGAGTATGCATTACATCTATTGAATTATGATTATGTCCAGCATAAATGCCTAACAAAGCTCTATGGTAAAGAGAGTGCTTGGAATCCTAAAGCTCGTAATGGCTCACACTATGGAATACCACAAGGTAAGTCTAAGTATCTAGCAACAGTAGATGGTACTAAGCAGATAGACTGGGGTATCAAATACATTAACAATAGATATGGGTCTATGTGTAAAGCATTAGATCACTTCAAGAATAAAGGATGGCATTGAGTCGTAAAGCAATAAGCACAGGTAAGTGGAAGAAGCTACGCATTACCATACTTGACCGAGATGGATGGCAGTGTGCTACTTGTGGTGGGCCTGCGCACACCGTAGATCACATCATTCCACGTGTTAAAGGTGGTGACATGTGATAAAATCCCCTTCCTTATTGCCTGCAGTGGCACTGAGTACATACAAGATACTGTCCGTCATGTAATAACCTGTCATCATTACAAGACACACATCTATCCATACTAGGGTTTAGGCTTTCATTATCGTTTTCCATGCGTAATGTAAAGCCTGAACCATTTCTAACTTCAATAAATCCCATTATTCCTCCTTTCCTTGTGGAAAGAACCAATTACCGTTGGCATCTTGCTTCGCCCATATCGCATGCTCTTTAATACGATCTAAACATAAATAACCGTAGTAAGGCTTGCCATTAGTTTTGCTAACACCTGTAACTAAGTTATTACCTTTAGCACAGCATGCCGGTGGTGCTTTAGGTGGCGTCACAGTTGCAGCTTTAACCCAGTCCTCGTTACTAATAGGCAAAGGATCTGTGCGATTTACTGACCAAGTTTCTGCCTTGACTACTTTAGTCATTTCTTCTCTACTAGCACGTTTTCCTTTAGCTGCATAACCCGCATTTGCAAGCGCACGACCGATCGCTGAAGTCTCACAATTTTCCAGTGCAGAAGTTGAATTGACACCACGATCACTAACGTTCTCGCTAGCGAGACCAGTCGCATACGCTTTAGCGTCGGCTTCTGTTCTAAATAATTCAGCACTAACAATGTATCTAGTGTCTGAGGCCTGTTCGATCTTTGTTGTCACTCTTCCATCTGGATAATCCTTCCACCATTTTTCTAGTCGGCTTTCAACTGTTTCATAATCTGCTAGGTTAAATGCCATTATCTACTCCGAAATCATTCTCGTATTGGTCGTGCAGCTCTTGGTATATGACTGCGTAACCAATGATGTCTTTAACACTATCTTTGTACTTTGTATCAGATAGAGCAACTATGCCAGACTGGGTTATTGGTGATGGCGGCATCATACCTAGTATAGATCCTACAGAAGAAGACGAAGATTAAGCGTTGGCTAGTAATATCAGATTTACAAATCCCATACCATCATGAGCAGGCAGTCAAGAACGTCATTAAACTTGCAAGACGTGAGAAATTTGACGAGGTTTTATGTGTTGGCGATGAGATCGATTTTCAAACAATTAGCAAGTGGGCCGATGGCACACCTTTGGCTTACAGTCAGACTCTTAACGAAGATCGTGCAGCTTGTCAAGACATTCTTTGGGATCTTACCGAGCATAGTAAACAAGCTAGCGTTATCCGCTCTAATCATACTGATCGCCTTTACAGTACTTTACTAAAAGCACCTGGCCTTATAGGTCTACCAGAGTTGCAATACCCTAAGTTCATGGACTTTGCTGGCATGGGCATTGACTATTACAAAACAGCATATGAATTCCATCCGAATTGGGTGCTCTGCCACGGGGATGAGGGCAGTATGAGTCAGCATGCAGGTATTACAGCTCTTAACCTTGCTAAAAAATGGGGCAAATCGGTCATAGCAGGACATAGCCATAGACTGGGCATGAGTGCCTATACAGAAGCCATAGGAAGCCATTACAGGCCCTTATATGGGGTTGAGGTAGGTAATCTTATGGATAGAAAAAAAGCCTCTTATATCCGCTATGGAAGCGCTAATTGGCAGATGGGTATTGCTATACTAGAAGCCGTTGGAAAGACGCTAACACCCACGT